TTCTGCCCTTTGTATGCATTGTAACGATGGTACATCAGGTCCGTTTACGAAACGTATTGTCGATGATACAACTCTCGAGCTCATCGGTGGAAGTGATATGTATATTGCTGTGTGTCACAATCATTTAAAGTGTTAGATATCATCGAACAATCAACCTGTTGAAATTTCCCATTCTGTGCTGGCTTGAGATATCCATACCATAAATTCAAAAGAAATGGTATCAGTAGGATTATGAATATGATAATTGGTAATCTCATACAATATACTACTAAAATCTTTTTACATCAAGTATAAGTACAACTCTTTTACAGTTTCCAGTTTTAATAACTTCATGATATCTCGAATGATCGAATAAGAAATATTCACCCTCTCTATGAACATGTGCACCTTGCTCCGTATAAAGGGTACAATCACCGTCCCCTAATATTGTGATATGGTATCGTAGTAAATGATTTGTCTCAGCCCGATGTGGTGGTATGGTCATTGGACCTTCCACGACCGCGAACGATGCCGTCTCCTCATCAATACATGGTATTTGTTTGATAATACTTTTTAGTTTAGGGAAATTATCAAACTTATAACGGTAATAGTTATCATTCTTTTCGAACCATGGATCTATATCATGATACATTGTTTTCTTGAGAGTTTTAGAAACTTCTTCGAATTCTTTACGTATCTGCGAATAATGCATTTTAATCAAATGGAGTCCTTTAAAGTTCCAGGTGGAATAGTGTGGTGAATACAACAATAAGTCTATAATAGTGTTTTTCATTCCAATAAATGGACGTTTCCAATTATTGAAATACAACTTATCTATGGGTAATTTCATAAAATCATGGCAAACCAAAACAAATGGAATTATAGTCATGTACCACATTATTTTCTCAATATATAATAAATGCCAGCTTATACCCCAAAGACCTCTATGTACGCCCCCGCTCCCACCACTGAAACAAAGGAAATGAAGGATCGTTTCACGATGCCCGCAATTCCCCAGATGACCATCGTTCAGATGATTATCGCCGCTGTGATTGTCGCGTATGCGTTCATGGCTCGCAAGGTTAAGGGTGTCGTCGTCGGGTCATTGGCTCTCACCATCGCCCTCCTCCACATGTATGACCACCTCTATCGCGTTGAACGTGGTCCCGAAAAGCTCTTCCTCTTCCCAGGTGCCGAGAAGAAGGAACATTATTGCGCCTCGGGTGCATGTGGGTGCGGTAAGTAAAATATTGACACATATCAAGTATGCGTGTCAAAGTCATTCGTAGCCCTGATCCCAAAAAGAAGTTCAGGGCAATTTTAGAAAATGGTAAAACTGTTGATTTTGGTGCAAGAGGGTATTCAGACTACACCAAACACAAGACACCTTCGCGTATGAGATCATACATTTCACGTCATGGTGGTCAGATACCTAAACGAATTCTAGCAGAAAAAGATCCGAATACGATTCATAATATGATGTTAAATGTAAATCGGAGTGATAAAGAAGATTGGAAATTAAGCGGTATCAACGGGGCCGGTTTTTGGTCACGTTGGTATCTCTGGAGTTTTCCCGATGTTAAAGGTGTGAAAACGTTTATGAAAAAACGTTTTAATTTAAATCTCGTTTGAGAGATTCTATTTTTTTGAAAAATGTAATCATCGTCTCAAGGCGTTCGTAGAGTTCTTTACCCAAATAATTCTCTACGAATTCTTCAGTAATTTCATTATCATTTCTTCGCATATCAATTGCGTACTTTGATATAACCTCATATGCATCATCCATATTAGTTCCATCCCATCCCTCTAAAACTCTCTTGACGTCCTTCAATCGCATGACTTGAATACAACTATATTTTTTAAGCTTTACGCGTTAGCGGGCTTGTTGTTGTTGGGCTTCTTGTTACCGTTGTTGTTGGGCTTCTTGTTCGCGTTGTTGGCGGGCTTGTTGTTGCCGTTGTTAGGCTTCGCGTTGTTGGCGGGCTTGTTGTTGCCGTTGTTAGGCTTCGCGTTGTTGGCGGGCTTGTTGTTGCCGTTGTTGGCGGGCTTGTTGTTCGCGTTGTTGTTGGGCTTCGCGTTGTTGTTGGGCTTCGCGTTGTTGGCGGGCTTGTTGTTCGCGTTGTTGGCGGGCTTCGCGTTGTTGGCGGGCTTGTTGTTCGCGTTGTTGGCGGGCTTCGCGTTGTTACCGTTGTTGGGCTTCGCGTTGTTACCGTTGTTGGGCTTCGCGTTGTTACCGTTGTTGGGCTTCGCATTGTTACCGTTGTTGGGCTTCGCGTTGTTACCGTTGTTGGGCTTCGCGTTGTTGGCGGGCTTGTTGTTCGCGTTGTTGTTGGGTTTCGCGTTGTTGCCAGCAGCACGCGCTTTGTTAATAGCGTCAGTCGCTAATTTGAGAGCGATCTCACGGAGCTTCATGGCACCGTTGTTGAGAGTGTTGTTCGCGGGCTGGTTATTATTAGCCATGGTCGTAATATACTAATTAGTAATATTATTTTTTCAAAGCGCGTTTTTTTAATGTGTTTTTCAATTCAGCCATTAGTTTTGCGCGACTAGAATTTACGATCGGTTTCCTGAGTGGAGGAGGTGGTGGTGGAGGGGGTGGAGCACCTGGGTGAGTTGTAGTTTGAGGACTATTTACAATTATAGTCTTACAAATACGAATTACGTGTTGAGCATTTTTTACACTATTTTCCAAATTTAAACTGAGTTTCGCGCGAATTTCTTGAGCTGTCAGTTTTACACGTTTCCCCCGAACATCTTTCGTCACGCGTAGACCCATTTTCTTAGCCTTCTCTTTCAGCTCTTTATACTGCATATACTTTATATCAATATTTAATGTTTTGTTCTCCTGATATCTATACATTAAAGATCATACACGTGTGTCAAATATGATGAGTGATGTGATTGAAATGAAAATTATGATCACTAAAGTGTTACTTCCTAGAATACGACAATTAGAAAAAGAGGTTTCATCTTTGAGAAAACACACATGGCCTTATGTACAAGCTAGGAAAGAACAACACGAACTTGATGACATGGAATCGAAAATGAATTTTTTTAAACATCTCGATGATCACACAATCAAAGAACTTTTAAGTATTAAATCTGGTCTCCGCATAGGTTCGAATCTACGGTACAGAGAATATGATATTATTACAACACAAAATCTTGGAAATAATTTCTGTTAGTATTATAATTAACCATGTCTCGAAAACAAGCTTTACCTTTAGCTTCTTCGACGTCTTCCACTTTGGTAATAAATATACTTGTTATGATGTATCTCTCTAGTATGCAAGAACAAACATCATTAATCACGGCTGCTATGGTATGTTGTGGATGCTCAACATTTTCCGCTGCGTTAAGATTTGTTCAGCAGATGCTATATGGATTGGTAGGTATTAAAACTTATTAATTTTCTCAGTATATAGTAATTATATAATTATGGGTTCAGCACTATCTTCACTTTGGTTTTTTATAAGTCCCATTCCAGATATATCATCAAAAGGTAAACCTAAACCTATTTCAGCATTTTTAATGTTCATTAGTTGCTTTTTCTCTCTTGTGATGCTTCGTATGGGATATACATTTTACTCACTTCATCCAGGATTCCCTATACCATTTCCACCGTCATTTTTCCCGGCTATGTTGCTATTATGTTGCTGTTCATGTTGTTCGAGTAGTAAACTAGCTGGGCAGGGGCGAAAATTCGCTAAAGTTTAAAAGAAATTATCAGTACGATACATCTTTACACTAAATGAACCAGTCTTACCAGTAACTGAGACTGTTTCATTTCCATAAAGTTCTTGACACCCTACATCTTCCATACAATCGCGAGCGTTGTGACTCACTGGAATTGGGTAAATTTGCTGACCAGGGGTTGTGGTATAATAGTGATATCTGTCACGTCGCCCTGGAACTTCCTTCCCGTATAATGGCATAGTCACATCACCACTTCCTGTGATAAGTCCCATTTGTTGCATCTGCCCAGGTTTGTATTTTTTTATTGGGGGACCTCTATATTCGGGGTCACGACGCACGGCTGTTGGTCGAGGTGACATTGGTAGTTCATTTCTAGTCTCAACTTTCACAATACGGGGATTGTACCACATATATACCAGTGCCAATACCGCCACAATTAATACACTCGAAAGTACATGTGTTTTTATCTTACTCTTCATTTACTATAGTTAAGGAAAATCTTTTACATAAAGATATGAAGGTACTTGCCATAGATATTGGATATCATAATATGGGATTAGTATTAGCTGAGTCTTTAAGTGGTCCTAAAATCACGGTAGAATACGTAAAGAAAGCTAGTTTAGGAGACTATAAGTATATAAAGTCAAATGATTTCGTAGACTTAATTCCTTTATTTGTAGACGATCATATAGAACTTTTCAATAAAGCTGATAAAATACTTATTGAAAGGCAACCACCGGGTGGATTTCAAAATATAGAAATTTTATTGCATTACATGTTCAAAGATAAGGTTACATTAGTTTCACCTGTGAGCATGCATGTTCATTTTGGTATGAGACATCTTAATTATGACGAACGCAAAGAGAGGACTGTATGTATAGCGGAAAAGTATATTAGTAACAATATGATGGATCAATATGAAAGGAAACATGATATAGCTGATGCGTTATGTATGATTGTATATGACAATTTTAGATCATGTGTTCATTTATTCGATAAATTTAAATTTGTTGGTTTACAATAAATGCCTAGCGTAAAACAAATTCAGGATGCGCGTAAAAAATTGAAAGTTACACCCAGATCTAAAGGTAACGCCCCTAAAATACCATGCGCAGCCCTTCTTCGTATAATTAACGCGGATCCCAAGATTAAGCGTAACAGGGAATTTATGAAACGTGTTCAAGAACTAATCAAACGGAGTTAAACCGTGGGTGCGGTAATTTTGTTACCTCTCCAAACCTTGAAACTATCTTTGATGATATTATCAAAGTGACCCAGGCGGTACTGAACAAAACCCCATAGAACAAAGAACACTGTTTTTGTAAGATGATTGATCTCATTCTCTTCCATCTTATAAATTGGTCCGACGACACGGCCCATGAACGTTTCCTCTTTCTTGTGCCCTGTTATAGCCATTTCAGCCTGTGTCAACGCACATGTATCGTCATTCACGGACCAATGATAAAATATGAAGGGGATGAGAATTGAATAAAATTCTAGACTTCGGCGGTCATTTGTAAAGGGTACTACAATAATCCCGATCAAAAAAATAAGATGAATTATAAATATTATATTCATCTATTATAACATGTCTGAAGATATTAATATGGATGAAATGTGGAATGAGTATCACGAGAACGTGCTTCGTCAATGGGGTGAGGCGTCTGCCTGTTACCGGTATATGCACCACCGTGCGTTTCTGATGTATAAAAAATTGAGTCTACGTTTCAGTTTGCCTGTGATTGTACTTTCAACCATCACTGGTACTGCAAACTTTGCACAAAGTTCGTTCCCAGTAAGTATACAGGGTGGAGTACCCGCCGTTATTGGTGGTATGAATCTCATAGCTGGTCTCATCGCAACAATCATGCAATTCCTGAAAATCAATGAACTCATGGAAAACCACAGGACATCTGCACTGGGACATGGTGGACTTTCTAGAAATATTCGCCTCCAGTTAGCCCTTCCCCGTGTTGAGCGTAGTAAAGAGGGTCTCATTTTTGTGAACGAATGTAAAGGTATATACGAAAGTCT